AAAATCAAGCAACAGCTCAAGTTAATGGCTTTTCAGGAGTAGTAGAAGGCCTGAAAAAACGACCTCCAACTGATTATGTAGCTAAAATAAGCTCAGGTAGCTTAAGTTCTGCACACATACATTCTATTAATCGAGACGTTTCAGAGAGATATATAGTAGTTCTTACAAATGGAGCTATTTCTGTTTACGACACTGCTGGAAATGCAAAGACAGTAGTTGCACAAACTAATGCCACTAACTATTTAGCAACCTCTTCACCTAGAAGTGATTTTAGATGCTTAACAGTTAATGACTATACTTTTATAGTAAATAAATCTCAAACAGTTGTAATGGATAGCGCAACCAGCACAGCTAAGGTTGAGCAGGCCATTTACCAAGTTACTCAAGGTGTTGATTCTACAAAATATTCTATAACAATAGATTCAACAACTTATTCATTCACAAGCTCAAATTCTGATACTGAGGATATTCGTGATGGATTATTTTCAGCAATAGGAACGGTGACAGGTTATACTTTTACAAAAATTGGAAATTCATCTTTTAAAGTAGTTAAAGCGGCTGGCACGCTTTCAGTTTCAGCTAGTGATGGTTATGGAGATAAAGCTTCTCAAATAATTTATGACAGCGTTCAAAACTTTTCTGATTTACCAGCAACGGGTATAGACGGACAAGTAGTAGAAGTTAAAGGTGATGCTTCTACTAATTTTGATAATTATTGGGTGAAGTGGATGGATAGCACTTCAGTGTGGGAAGAAACTTTAAAGCCTGCAATAGAATATAGACTTGATTATGATAAAATGCCTCATTTACTTATTCGTACAGCAGATGGAAATTTTAGATTAACTCAAGCAGATGGTTCTTCATATACAATTTCTGCAACTTCTTACGATGTGCCAGCTTGGGGAGATAGATTAGTTGGAGATTTAGACAGTGCTCCAAATCCATCTTTTGTTGATACCAATATAAATGATATTTTCTTTTTCAATAATCGTCTCGGTATGATTGCAGATGAAAATGTAATTTTATCTAGGTCTTCTGAATACTTTGAATATTTTGCTGAAACAGTTACGGATGTACTTGATACAGATTTAATTGATATAAATGTTAGTCATACAAAAGTTTCAGTATTAAAATCAGCAATACCATTTGATGAAGACTTATTACTTTTCTCAGACCAGACTCAATTTATTTTAAGTGGTGGAGCTTCTTTAACTCCAGCTAATGTAACTGTAAATGTTGCAACAGAATATGAAAATACCACAGGTACAGTTAAACCGGTAGGAGCTGGTTCAAATGTATTCTTTGGATATGAACGAGGTAACTATTTAGGTATTAGAGAATATTATCTTGAAAGTGATGGTGAAACAAATACAGGTGAAGATATAACTGCAAATGTACCAAAATATATTCCTTCAAATGTTTTTAAGTTTGCTCTTGCTTCTAATGAAAATATATTAATTGCTCTTAGTTCAACTTCAACAGAAGTAAATAACTTATATGTGTATCAGTGGTTTTATGCTGATGCTAAAAGATTACAAAGTTCTTGGCACAAGTGGTCATTTGGAACTTCTTCTAATGTTACAATCCTAAATGTAGATTTTATTGGTTCTACTTTATATTTATTAATGGAGAGGTCTGATGGAGTCTATATAGAAACTATGGATGTTGCGCCAGCTACAGTTGATGCTAGTGCGGATTATCTAACTCATTTAGACAGAAAAATTTCAAATGATACTTCAGGAGTAAGTGAAAGTTATAATGCAGGAACAAATCAAACTACTATAACTATTCCTTACACTAGAGATAATGCTATGAAAGTAGTAGGAGCTTCAACAGCTTCAAATGTGGCTGGACAGGCCATTGATACAGTATCTCAATCAGGAACTAGCATTGTAGTATCAGGCGATATTACTGCTTATGACTATTATTTAGGTGAAACCTATACTTTTTCTTATACGTTTTCTCAGCAATATATGGCTTTAGGAGACCAATATGCTTCAGGAACGAGAACTAGAGTAAGACAAGGTAGACTGCAAATTAGAAATTGGACAGTCAGTTACAACGACACAGCTTACTTTGTGGCAACTGTAACACCTGATGCCAGAGATACCTCAACAACTACATTCACTGGAACAATAGTAGGAAGTGGATTAGCTGGCACTGTTAATCTTGAAGATGGCTCTTTTACTTTTGCAGTACAAAGTAGAAATGAAGGATTGACAATTGCTTTAACCAACGACAGTCACTTACCTTGTAATTTTGTAAATGCAGAATACGAAGGGTATTACGAAAGTTAATCCTTATTTAAGATTAGCTACTGAACAAGATTGTATTAGGTTAGCTCCAAGATTAAGAAAAGAAGATTTTCAAGAAATAAAAGCAGTAACGGGTGAAATGCCTTTGCTTAGTTTAATTGTAGGCTTAAGGCATAGTGACGTACCTTTAGTTATCTGCAATCAAAAAGATGAAGTAGTAGCCATGCTCGGAGTTGTACCTTGTGGACTTATTGGTGCAATTTGGATGTTTGGTACGGATGATTTAAAAAAAATTAGTTTAAGTTTTGTACGGAATTGTAAAGACGTTTGTAATGTAATGAAAAATAATTATCAGCTTCTTTATAATTATGTAGATGCTCGAAACACCTTGCATATAAATTGGTTAAGGTGGATGGGATTTACTTTTATTAATAAACATCAACGATATGGAATAGAACGTAGATTATTCTACGAATTTATAAAAATTTAATGTGTGACCCAACTTTAGTAATAGCCGGTGCTTCTGCAATGATGCAATATCAGCAGAGTATCAAACAACAACAATATCAATGGTGGCAACAGCAGAAACAAAACGAATTAGCTTTACGTAATTTAAAATTCAGAAGAAAAGCTGAAACTTTAAAATTAAGACAATCTAGTGAAAAGAATTTAAAAAAGTTAGAACTAGCAGAAAAATTAAGTAGAAGAAAAAGAGCTACATTTAAAGCTAAGAAAACTTTTACTGGAAATACTTTTAATACTTTATTAGCTAATTATTATGACAGTATATCTTCTTATAGGAATGTAGTATTAGGAAATATTGAAAAGAATGTTTTCCAATATGGCGAAACTCAAAAAGCTTTAACTAATCAATATGATGCTCAGTCAACTTATACAGTAGCTCCTGATTATCTTTATACAGCCGGAGCTTCAGCTTTATCTTTTGCAGGTAGCTATTACGAATATAAAGCTAGACAAAATGCAAATGATGTAAATCCTGATTATTACAGTTACAATTTTAATCCTGATGGAAGTACATAATGGCCAAAAAAATTACTAAAGACCCATCACCTTATTTAGAATTTGCTAGTGGTGTAGAGCCTGAAGTTGTTTCAAATGATTTTAATTTATTTTATAAACCGGATGTAAGGCCTCAAAACAAAGCTCTTAATTCTCTTATAGCTTCTTTAAGTAATATAGTGCCAACATTGGCCACTTATGAAGTTACCGAACAAGTAAAAGAAAAAGAAAAAGACGAAGCAAAAGCAATTAAAGATATGAGTGTTAATAAAAAGGCTTTTGATAAATTGATTGTTGATGGCAAAATTCCAGCTAGTGCTAGTCCATTTTACTACAATAAAATGATGGAATTAGACCTTATTAATAAGAGTAGGAAATTTCAGAAAGAATTTAATGAATTAGTTGGTAATTCAAAATTTCATGAAACTTTAAATGCTGATGGATGGACAGAAGCTTATGAAGGAAAATTAAAACAATTTTATACAGATGAAGGCTTAGAAAAGTATGACCCACTAGCATTAAAAGTATTCTTCGATAAGACTACTAATTTCAGAAATCAAGAAGAACAAAAACATAATGCTAAGAGATTAGCATATATTCAATCACAAACTGAAAATAGCGAGATAATGAATATTGCTGGCCTGATAATTGAAGGTCAAGATAGTAAATTAAGTCCTGAAAACTTATTAACCGATTTAAAAACAGAAATAGATAGCCTTATATCTGTCAATAAAAATAAAGATAGAAGCAACAATATATTTGTAAAAGGATTAGAAAGTTATATTGAAAATGTAAATGATGAAACAGGACTTATCTATGCTGGTAAATTATTAAATAAATTAAAAACTTTTACACTAGGAACAGGTTATTTTGGAGGAGGTAGTAAAGGTAAATTTTTAATTAAAAAATTCAAATCTCAAATAGCAGAAAAAGAAAGAAGTTTATTAGAACAACAAAATAAACTTAAAGCAGAAAGACTAGATTTTAGAAAAGCAGAATTAGCCGATATATATTGGAATAGAAAAGAAGAAGACGATTTAATTTTTGATATTAATATACTTACGGAAGAAAAAATAGACACTGAAGGAGAAGAAGTAGGAAAATATAAATATTCGTCAAAAGATAAAGCTTATTTACTTACTTTTCATAATGCAGTTCAAAAAGGTTTATCTGTTATAGCAAGTACGCCAAGTGCTATAGAAGAATTAGAAGAATTACAAAATACTAACCCATACACAGTTAAAGATAAAGCTAAGGAATTATTAGAAGACGGAGAACTTACAATAACTGATTTCAAACTTTATTTTAATTTTATAGATACCTATAAGAAATTTAATATTTCATTATTCAATAATAATTTTTGGTTTCAAGAAAGTATGGATATGTTTAAAGATACAAGAATGGCTCAACATCCAGCTCTTAAAATGTCTCTTGGTTTTATGAGAGCTGATTATCAAAAGAAAATTTGGAATTGGTATAAAACTAATAAAGAACATAAAAGTATTGAAGAATTAGATAATCTTTTAGAAACTGAAGCAAAAAGAGTTCTAGGAGAAATCTTTAGTAACAGCTTAAGAATACAAAGAGCTTATTCTACCTTTGCTCCACTATTTGCAGAATTTGGAATAGTAGTAATACAAAAAGATAAAAAAGATGACTAATATAAATATAACTAGAAACGGAAAAACTTATCCTTTTCCTGAAGGAACTACTGAAGAACAAATAGATAAATTCTTTAAAATGTTAGAGGAAAAAGATTCTATACCTGAAGAAACTGAAGAAGAAGATACAGATAAAAGAGGAATATTAGCTGACGTACCCGTTCAAGTTCTTGGTGGAATTAGAGATGGAACTCAATCAACTTTAGGCCTTTATGAAAAAGTTACTGAAGACTTATCTGAAATGACAAATATTGGTGGATGGGTATTTGGTAAAGACGCTAAAGATGGATGGGTTGATTACGTAACAGCTAAAGAAGCAAAAGAAAGAGGAACAAAATTTATAGGTACAGGTAAAATAGGCGAAAAAGATGCTTTACAATTACCTGAAGTAGATGAGCCTGACACCATAACAGGTGCATTAAGTCGTGGAATTTCACAGTTTTTAAGTGGTTGGTTTACAGGTGGAAAAATTATTAAAGGTACTGGATTAGCAGTTTCTTTAGGCAAAGGAGCTATAGCAGATGCTATGGTATTTGATGAAGATACAGGTCGTTTTACCGACATGATTAATACTCACGCACCATCATTACAAAATCCATTCTTTGACTATTTATCTTCAGAAGGAAAAGAAGAATCTTTTTATGAAGCAAGATTAAAGAATGTCATTGAAGGTGCATTTTTAGGTGGAATAATGGAAGGTGTAATAAGAAGTACACCTCATGTTAAAGACCAATTATTCAATACTTTTAAATATATTAAATTAACTAGAGCAAAACTTTCAGGTAAAAAAGTTGATATTAATAAATTAAAAGAAGTTGAAGAAAACTTAATACGTTCTTCTGAATTAGAAATTACTCCCGTAGGTAAAGGAAGTGCTAAAGAATTTACCAAAAGAATTAAAAAAGAAGCTGGAACTGAAAAGACCGGTAGAGTTGTAGAAGAATTAAAAGAAATTACTTCTGCTAAAGAACTTAATGAAAAGATTTTAAATAGTTTCGATAACTTTATGGAAGCTATTGGTCGTGGTGTAAAAACAGTTAGAAGTAAAGAAGGTAAATTAGATTGGAAAAATATTGATGATTATTTAAATTTTAATTTATCGCCTAGAGCTTATAAAGATACTAATTTTGGAATTATCTTTCTTGAAGCCATGCAAAGATTAATTAGGTCAGATAGAAAATTTGATAAAATTACTGATGCCATAGTTGAAAAACAAGCATTAAGGTCAAGTGGCAACATCTTACATACAACAAAAATGATGGGTCAACTTGGAGATAAACTTGAAGGTAGCCTAAAATATATGTGGGGTTCACAAGCAATACAACAAAATTTTGCTGATACTTTATATAAGATGGCCAACTCTCTTCGTAAGAATGAAAAGATTTATACAGAAGGTGACATGAAGGTAGCTACCGCTATGTTGATGAAGTTATTGAGATTTGATGACCAAGTAACTTCTAATTTAGGTCGAGGTTTAAGATTAAGAGGTGTTCTGAAAGATTCTCATACGGATTTGAGTTCAGAGTCTATTTTAAATCAAGTTAGAAATTTTGATAAATGGGATGGTAACTTCAAGGAATTTATTGAAGGTGTAGCCTTAGTTAAAGATAAGAATATGCTAATTAAAATAGTAGATTACTTATTTAGAAACCAAGTATGGAATAAAGTAAATGAAGTATGGATGAGTTCTGCTTTAAGTAATATTAAAACTCAAGCAATCAACATACTTTCAACAGGATTAAACCAATATGTAAAACCTTTAGATAGTTTTATTGGTTCAAAATTGACATGGGGTTTAGATTCTAAAACTGCAAAAGGAGTTAAAAAACAAGCAGAAGAAGCTATGCAAACATTAGCAGGTCTTAAAAGCTATTATGGTGATGCTTTATTATTTGCTAAGAAAGCTTTCGCTGAAGAAGACAGTATCTTATTTGCAGGAAGTACAAAATTTGATTTAGGTACAACAAAAGCATGGGGTACTGGTACAAAAGCTAGACTTATGCGAATACCTTTGCGAGCTTTAACTGCGGCTGACGAATTTTTCAAACAGATTAATTATAGAAGTAAATTAATGACTATAGCTGTTAGAGAAGCTAATGCTCATAAAGGATTAAGTAAGACTAAAGTAGTAGGAAAATTACCAAATGGTAAGAAAGTAACTGAATATGAAGCTTGGATAGCAGATAGATTTAAAGCTGGATTTGATGAAACGGGTTTACAAGGCGTAGATAAAGAAGCGGCAAGATACGCTAAAGAGGTAACTTTTACTAAAGAACTTGATGGAGTTTTAGGCAAACTTCAAGAAGCAGTAAATGAAGCACCAATATTAAAACT